GCATCGCCCGAGGTGAAATAACGGGAATCGCAATCTTCAGCCTTTGCCCAGACCTGGCAGACCACCTGCTCCGTCTCCACGGGAAAGCCGTTTTCGTTGATCTCATGAACAGTGCGGCCAATCTCCACCAGCTGGCGCAGCTCGCCTGGATGCGGGATTTTCATCGGGTTCACCTCCTGACTCTGAGTGAGCACCATCGGCGCAAATAGCGACGAGGACAGCGTCAAAACATATCTTCGATTTTGCGATAGGGATACAGCAGCGCGTGGAAGGCGTTCATCATGGTCAGATAGGCCGAGCGGTCGGAGGCGTCCCGGTATTCGTAGAAATGGGAAGCCATGAGCAGCACGGCCAGTCGGACGGGTTCCGGCGCGTCCGCGTCAAAATCCGTCCGACAGAAATCGTTGGCCGCAGCCTGCGCCTGCATCAGCAGATTTTCGAGCAGTTTATCCTCCGCATCCTGCTGAATGCGCAGATGGGCCTTGAGTTCCTCTACGGAGACGATCATTGCTGCCCATCCGCTTCCATCAGCCCGACAGCCTTCAGCGCAGAGAGCAGCGCGTTGAAATCATCTTTCAACGTCGCAATCGTGGTGGCGTCGCTGGCGGGAAGATTGGCGGCGGGCGTAATGCCCGCACCGCCAAACAGATTCTCGCCGCCCTCCACGGTGGCCGTGGGCAGGAAGGTCAGCTTTCCGCCGATCACCAGTTCATTGCCGCCATGGGCGAAATAATTGTGGGTGGTGCGGGTTTCGTCCCGCACAGGGTTAGCCTTCATCATCGGTCATCCCTCCTTAGGCCGCCTTCTGCGCCAGTACCTTCACGGCCTCTGGCAGGATCAGCTTGCCGTCTACGCGCTCGGAGGACAGGAAGCCCACCTGACCCGTGGCGGCGAACAGCTCATTGAGCCGCTTGAAGCTGCGGCCCTGACGATCCGCCACCCAGTAATAGCCCAGATCGCCGAACAGAATGCTCTTGGCACCGGCGGCGATGACGGGCATGAAGGTGGAGGTGTACACAGGACGGTTCAGCAGCGTGTCCGGCTGGCCCGCGCGCACACTGGGCTGCCAGAGATAATCGCCGTTGCCGTTCTTGAGCTTGCGCAGCGCCTTCACGGTAGAATCGTTCATGATGAACACGGAATTCCGGCGATAGGGCGCGCGCAGGGAATAGAACAGATCCATGACCTCGTCCATGGTGATGGCCGTGGCGCTGGCCGCAGTCACGCCGGTCTGCGCGCCGCCGGTGGCGGCCAGAATGCCCAGCGGCTTGCCCGTGCCGTTGCCGGTGAAGAACGCTTCTTCCTCGGCAGCGCCGATGCGCCGCGCGAATTCGCGGGCGATGTAGGCGGGCACGTCGAAGGCGGAGTCATTGAGCAGCTCCTCGGACACCTTAATCATGGTCGCCAGCTTGTAGGAGCCGATGGACACCTGACCAAAGGCGTCGTCGCTTTCGGGATAGGAGCCTTCCTCGTCGATCCACGCGGCGGTGCCATGAGAGGCGACCACGGGAATCTTGCGTTCGCCGGACGTGGTCGTAATGACGTGGGCCAGCTGGCGGAAGATGTTCTGCTCCTGCAGCGCGTCGATTAGGGTGCGCTGATACTCATCCGGCACCAGATAGCCGCCCTCGCTGTCGGTGCCCGTTTCCAGCGCGTTGAAAACCTCGTGGGGCACGGACTTGCTGCGAATGGCCTGCCAGAAGGCGGCTGCGTATTCCGCGGAAGCGCGGCCCGCCTTGGCCTTCTCCTTCTCGCCGGGCTTTTCGGTGATGGGCTGATTCGCGGGCGCATTCAGTGCCGCGTCGATGGCGGCCTGACGCTCCAGACGTTCAACCTCCTTGCCCATGGCGAGCACGTCCGCCTCCATCTTGTCATAGGTCGCGGAATCCTCGGCAGAAACCAGACCGTCCGGGCCAGTCTTGGCGTCCAGAAACTTCTTGGCGGCGTCCCACGCCTTGGCGCGCTTTTCGCGCAGCTCCAGAATTCGATTCATAGATTTTTCCTCCTAATGCGGCAAACGCGACAGCCTCTTTTGGAGGTCTGCCGCGCTCACTCGGTTGTCGGGTTTGGGAATACGGGTTTTCAGCTTGTCCAGCAAGGAATTGGTGACGGCCCGGCGAGAGAACGTAAAGCTGTCCTCCGGCGCGGGCTCCGCCTCCGGCTGATACAGGATTTCGTCACAGAAGCCTAGTTCCAGCGCCTTTTTCGCGTTCATCCACGTTTCGCCGTCCATCAGGTGGGACAGCTTGGCGCGGGAAAGGCCGGTCTTGATCTCGTAAGCGTTGATGATGCTCTCCTTCACCTCATCCAGCAGCTGGATGGCTTTCCGCATTTCATCAGAATCGCCCATGGCTGCAGTGAAGGGATTGTGGATCATCATGACGGACACCGGCGACATCTGCACCTTCGTTCCGGCCATGGCGATCACCGAGGCCGCGCTGGCGGCAATGCCGTCGATGCGCACGGTTACATCTGCCGGATAATCCATGAGCATATTGTAGATTTGCGCCGCGGCCACACAGTCGCCGCCCGGCGAATTGATCCACACGGTAATGGGGCCGCTGCCCGAGGTCAGCTCCACCTTGAAAGCCGCGGGCGTGACCTCATCGTCGAACCAGCTTTCCTCGGCGATAGCGCCTTCCAGCCGTAGGATTCGTGCGTCCGGATTGGTTTCATCTCTGATCCAGTTCCAGAATTTCTTCATCTATATAGTCTCCTTTCGGGTGGTTTCTTTACCGGCGAACAGGCCCGCGTCCGCCAGCTTGGTCATGTTGCCGTTGATGAGATACAGATCGCCACCCGCCTCGGCGGGAATGCGGTCGAGGTTCTCCAATTCGCGGATGTCGTTGGCGCTCATCCAGCCGTTCTGCCTGCCCACGGCATAGCCGTTCATGCGGGATTGATAGTCGCCGCGCAGCAGGTCCTCCACATTGAACCGGGCGAAATACCGCGGTTTTTCCGAGGGCAGCAGCAAAGAGCGGTGAATGGTCTGTTCCCAGCGGGTAATCCACGGGGACAGCGTGTATTTCACAAATTCCAGCGATTGCTGCTCGATGTTGGAGAAGGATGACTTGTCCAGATCGCCCACCATGTGAGGCGGCACGCGGAAAATGCGCGCGATTTCGTCGATCTGGAATTTACGGGTTTCGAGGAATTGTGCCTGCTCCGGCGAAATGGAGATGGGTTTATAGCTCATTCCCTCTTCGAGGACGGCGATACGGTGAGCGTTCCTGCTGCCCTGATAAATGGCGTTCCAGGAATCGCGCACGCGCTTGGGGTCTTTCACCACGCCCGGATGCTCCAGCACGCCGCCCGGCTGCGCGCCGTTCTGATAAAAGGCCGCACCGTACTCGTCGCAGGCGATACCCATGCCGATGGCTTGCTTCGCCATGGCGATGGGACTGTAGCCGACGAGGCCGTCAAAGCCCAGACCGGGAATATGAAAAACGTCCTCTGGCGAAAGAATCACCGAGGACTTCCGGCCCAGACTCTTTACATCCGAATCCGAGCGGGTGTATTCGTAATAGATGCGCCCATGGGAATCACGATCCACAGTCATGCGGTCAGGCATCAGCGGATACAGCGCAATGACCTCGCCGCGCTGATTGCGCACAATCTGCGCGTACCCGTTGTCCCAGAGCAGCAGATGCGTCATGAGGGTTTCCCGGAAGGAAAAGGCCGTCATTTCCGGGTTCGGCTCGTCGTGGAGCAGGTTATACAGCGGATGCCGCAGCGCCTTTTCCTTGCCGCCTGCGGCGTTGTACTGATAGAAATGCAGCGGCAGCGCGGCAATGGCCTCGGACAGGATTCGCACGCAGGCGTACACCGCCGACATCTGCATGGCGCTGCGCTCGTTGACGGTTTTGCCTGCCACGGTATTGCCGAACAGAAAGGAATAGCCGCTGCCGTTCAGCGAGTTGCGAGGCTTGTCCCGCGCTCGGAATAGTTCGGTGATAGAAAATTTCATGAGTTTCTCCTTGGATACGAGATTGATAAAACACCATCCATCCCGTATAATAAGGATATAGGAGGTGCCCTATGAACGTACAGATTGATCTGAATGAGGAAGATACGAAGCTATTTACCGCCATGGCGAAAAAGCGGGACATGACGCTTCCGGAGTTCATGCACTACTGCGCCATGAAACAGGCCGCGCGGGAATACTCTTTTATCGTAGCCGATGAGGAAGATTTAGAAAGAAAACTTCAGGAAGGGCGCGCGAGTGCTGCCGCAGACAGAACGTATTCCGCCGAGGAAGTTTTTGCACGGTTGCACATTCGTTTTTCTGAGAACGAGTCATCCGACCAGCAGCCGGATTGAGGGTGCTTTTCTCAAATATACAACAGCCCTCTCTCGTCATAGACGGACGCGCCGTCGCCTCCATGCCGGATCGCACGATCCAGAGCCATGATGGTGGCGATGGCCCCGTCTATTTTTTCTGTGCTTTTCTCCTTATCTGCCTTGATATTCCCGGCGGGGTCGGAGCGGATCGTCACATTGTCCACCATCCAGCGCAGCACCGGGTGGCCGCCGTGGGCCAGCTTTCCCTCCAGTGTCAGCTTCAACAATTCCTTGGTGGGCGGCGACATATCCTTGTAGCCCTGACCGAAGGGTACGACCGTAAAGCCCAGCCCCTCCAGATTCTGCGTCATCTGCACTGCGCCCCAGCGGTCAAAGGCGATTTCACGGATGTTGTATTTCGTGCCCAGCTCTTCGATGAATTCCTCG